CGTCGACGACAAGGTTATCGAAGGGTCCCTGGAGGGTAACACCTCGATCACCCTCACCAGCGGGCAGTCCTACGTCGTGCAGGACAAGACCATCGCTGATGAATACGGGGAGGACGTGCTTTGGGCGTCCGGTGATGGCGGCCTCGACACCTTCACCCACGGTTTCATCATCAGCAGCCAGGATATCTGGGTGCAGCTTCGCAATGACGACACCGGTGCGGCCGAGTATGTTCGCATGTACGTCCCGGCCAACGTGTTCACCTTCATCCCAGCGAAGATCGCGGGCAACACGACCGACGCTTTCGATGGTGCTGCACTTGAAGACAACACCGACTATGCCGATACCGACCAGATTGAGGTCGCTCGTGACGTTGCCGATACAACCGGAGACGCTGTGGTCTCCCTGTTCCTGTTTGGCTGACCGGTTTTCCACGTCAGGTTGAGCCCCCACCTCCGGGTCTCGGGTGGGTGGCTCCCTGGCGTCTTTACCAGGGGGAGGTCACATGAAGTGGGCAGGCTTCAAGGTCAAGCGGGCCTCGTTGTGCGAAGTGGGCCTGGACGGCCAGTGCGATTTCAACAACGGTGTCATCAAGATAGAGAAGACGCTGGAGGGTGAGACTGAACTCGACACGTACATCCACGAGGGGCTGCACGCACTGAACCCCGACGCCAGTGAAACGTGGGTGACCAACAACGCCCGGCTGCTTGCGAACCTGCTCACGAAGGTGGGGTACAGGAGATCGCCGTGAAAAAGCTCGCGTCCATCCTGCTCGCAGTGATTGTCCTGATCGGGTGTACCAGTTACACCCCGTTGCCGTCGATAGACAACTCGCCTGTGCGGCAGGTCATCATCTGCCTGAACGCCGACATCGCGTTCGGCCAGGAGTTATGGGTGCGTGAGGCTTCCAGTCGCTACGAGCGGTTCCTCCTGCTCATGGTGCATGGAGAGACCCTCAACGACGAGTGGTACGCTTTCCCGGACTACGGACCGCCGGTGCCAGTGGAGCAGGTCATCGAACGGCTGCGAAAGCACTACCGGCGAACTCGAATCGTGGCCATCGTCTGTAACCCGAACGGGCACGTATTGGATTCCCCGGGTGTGACGTATGCTGATCAGAACGTGTGGGTCGAACCGGACCGCTTCGTTGGTCAGGTCTACAACCTGCTCCGGGATCACCCGCAGAACGGCATTGGCAACATCTACGAGTTCGAGGAGAACGGATGGGGGCCAGACGAAGCAATGCGTGGCGAAAGGTTCTAGCGAGTTGGGATGTCACGGACCGGAAGCACGCGACCGCTCGCAGCATGGCCGGACGCGGCGTCTACTTCGGGTGGTGGAAGTCATGGCAAGTGATGAACAGCACGCGGCCGAGAAAGGACCGGCGTGTAACTCGCAAAGCCCGGCGTAGGGCCAAGCGGGAACTTCAACAGGAGATCGAACTATGGGATGTCACGGATCGTATGTAAAGCTGGAGTTCAACTCCGCAGACGCCTCGTCCGCCGCGAAGGTGAGTCTGTACGACGACCAGCAGGACTCGGTTACGCTGGGTGCGAACGAGCTTCTGATCATCGACAGCCTCAACATCCGCGTGGGTGCCGCTATCACAGTCGACGTGTTTGCTGATGACGACGGTGACGACACGGTGGATGCCGGCGAGCGTCTGGCCCTCGTTGGTCAGGGCTCTTTTGTCTTCGAGTTCCCCAAGGAAGGGCTGTCGTGCCCGACCGGCGTGGTCCCCGATGTCAAAGCCAGCGGTGCCGGGGCCGTCACCCTGGTCGGCACTGGCCGCATCATCAACAACCGCACGGAAACTCTCGACGGTGAGCCGACGTGGCGTGCAGCCGAATTGGGCGGTTGATCGGAGACTACCATGGGTAAGCCCAAGAGATACAGCAGCAAAGAGTTGACCAACCATCTCCGCGAGATGGCTGCCGAAGCCCACGACATGATGGACGACGGCAGTGTGCTGACTCGCGGCGAGGCGTTGGCTCTGCTGCTGTGGAGGAAGGCTCTAGGCTATACTGAGAAAAGAGTTGATGACGAGGGTACGGAAACAGAGGTGTACCACGAACCTGCGTCATGGGCCATCCAGCTAGTCTACGAACGGATGGAGGGCCGAACGCCGCAGGCGATCACGGAGGATGAGCAGCGGATCAAGGCGGCGGATCGTGTTCGCGATCTGGCAAAGAGCCGTCTGAACTCGCTGGCCCAGAAGGCGACGGCCGTTGCACCCGACGACTCGACGAAGAAGCCTCCGAAGCCCCCGAAGCATAAAAAGAAGCCCGATGCCGAATGAATTTGCGGTCCAACCCGACCTTGCCAAGGACTTTCCCAACGTACCGGAGTTCTGGGAGTGTCCCCTTACTGGCCTCAAGGTGCCTAAGTCACCGGAGGCCAACCTGCAATGGCGGGCTGACATGCTTGCGGCCGCTGAGGAGGACAAGGAGCTACAGACCGACCTGTACACGGCCTGCTCCCACTCTGTCCTGTTCTGGATCAACGCTTTTGTCTTCACCCTCCGGGTTTTCGAGCCCGACTCCGACAGGGGTAAGATCAAGCAGGCCGACAACGCCCACGTCCCCATGGTCACATGGGAGGTGCAGGACAAGCACATCCTTCGCATCGAGGAGGCCATAGACAACGGCGAAGAACTGCTGACCGACAAGTCGCGTGACATGGGGGCGACATGGGATCACCTCGCTGTGTACGTGCATCGCCTGTTGTTCCGCGACTCCGAATCCCATCTGATGATCTCGCGTAAGGAAGATGCCGTCGATCAGCTTGATGGTCACCCCAAGGGTTACCCGTTCAGCAACGTCGCGGACCCGGGCACTCTGTTTGGCAAGATCGACTACATTCTGGCCCGCCTCCCCGAGTGGATGCTCCCACGTCTGAATCGAAAGAAGCTCCACCTGGTCAACGCTGATAACGGCACTCGCATTGACGGCGAATCAGCCAATGCCTCAGCCGGTAGCTCCGACCGTCGTACCTCGATCTTCCTGGATGAAATGGCGAAGATGAAGGAGGGCGAGTCAATCAAACGGTCGACCCGCGACGTTACGGCCTGTCGTCTCGTCTGCTCTACTCCGAACGGTGCAGGAACCGCATACTCCAAGTGGCGTCTCAGCGGTATGATTCCGGTGTTCATTCTTGCGTGGTGGGAGCACCCGGAGAAGGGACGGGAGCGATACGTCGTCCAGGATGATCTGGGCCGTTGGAAGATTCGCTCACCGTGGTATGACAACGAGTGTGAAACCCGCTCGCCGAAAGAGGTCGCCATCGAAATCGACATGGACCACGTTGGGTCCGGCGATACGTTCTTCGAGGCGGTTATTATCGAGGAGCATCGCAAGCTGTTCGCCCGTCCTCCTACCCGCACACTGACCATCAACTTCAGAAAGAATGTGCCTGATACCGCAGTCCAGGACATGCTGCTGAGGCGAGACCGAAGCAAAGTGGTGGTGAATCCTCGCGGGCCGTGGAAGATATGGGGGAAGCTGGAGAAGGGCCGGCCCGACCAGACCAAGACGTACACGGTCAGTGCGGACATATCGAAGGGCATGGGTGCCTCCAACAGCACCATCAACGTCATGTGCAACGAGACCCGCGAAAAGATCGCTGCCTTCGCGGATGCAAATACGCCGCCATATGAACTGGCTCGGATCGCATGTGCCGCGTGCCTGTGGGCTGGTGGAAGAAGCCACCCGCTGCTGATCTGGGAGAACAACGGCGACCCCGGTTTCGACTTCGGCCGTCAGGTCACGCATGTGTACCACTATCCCAATGTCTACTTCGACCGGGCCCCGGGGACACTCGCTGAGAAGCGTGGCAAGCGGTATGGATGGCGATCGAACCCGGAGAAGAAGGCGGCCGCTCTCGGCATGTTGCGACGGGCGTATGCCCATGGCGGCTTTATCAACCACGACGAACGTGCGTTGGAGGAGGCCCTTACATATGTGCATTACGAGGGGGGCGGAATCGGCCCAGCCGAGCTAGTCGAGGAGTCCAGTTCAGCCCGGAAAACCCACGGCGACCGCGTGATCGCCGATATGTTGTGCATAGTGGGTGTAGGCGAAGCACCCCAGAGTCGAAACCAAGCCCCCGCCGCCCCGGAGCGGTCCTTCGCCCACCGGTTCCGGCAGTGGAAGCGGGCGAAGAAGACCCGGCGGTCCCCGGATCGTTTTGATTTTCGGGCGGCATAAGGAGCATCTAAGATGCCTGCTGAAGTATCACCGAAGAAGCTACAGCTATCAGTGCAGAAGGGGTTCGACCGCTTCCGCAACTTTCGCAGTGCCCGGCTCATGTTCCTTCGGAACTACGTCGGCCAATACTACGACAAGGATCACGGAGAGGTCGGCACCGAAGCCCTCAACCTGATCTTCAACGCCATCCGCATCCTTGTGCCCAACATCGTGATGAGCTTTCCGAAGCACAGGATTTCAAGTCGCTATCTGTCGCACAAGCAGTACGCAGAGATGTTGGAGATGGCACTGAGCCATCACGATAAAGAGATTGACATAAAGGATACCTATCGCCGCTGTATCGTGGATGCGATTTTCACGCTCGGCATTTTGAAGACCGGACTCGCAGAGTCGGACTCGGTTTACGCCTTCGATGATTACGACCAGATCGACACCGGGAGCATCTACACCGAGTCGGTTGACTTCGACAATTTTGTTGCGGACCCGAACTCAAAGGACCACTTGTTCCGCGATGCGGCGTACACCGGGGACCGCATCTGTGTTCCGCGTTCGGCGTTACTGGACTCGGGGCTCTACAAGAACGAGTTGGTCGAACGGCTTCCGGCTGTGGGCACCGAGCATATGGCTGATCGAGCCCGTGATCTGTCCCGACGCAACATCAACCCCGGTGATGACGACTCGTGGCTCCAAGAGTACGTGGAGATCGTGGAACTGTGGGTGCCGCAGGCCGATGCGTTGGTGACGGTGCCTGGTGCAAAAGATGTCATTTTTGATGACTACCTCCGAGTGGACGACTACTATGGCCCAGATACGGGCCCTTACACGTTTCTTGCCCTGACCCCGCCGGTCCCCGGGAACCCCCTGCCAGTCCCGGCAGTCGGCATCTGGAACGACCTTCACACGCTGTCAAACCGGATGGCCAAGAAGATCATTGAGCAGGCCGAGCGTCAGAAGGATGTTGTCGGCTACAAGCGGTCGGCGGCTGATGATGCTCAGGAGGCCCTGGATGCGTCGGACGGCGAGGCTATCGCCATGGATGACCCTGATGGCCTCAAGGTCTACTCTTTCGGCGGGCAGAAGCAGAGCAACGAGGTCCATCTTGCCCAGTTGCAGAGTTGGTTCAACATGATGTCGGCCAACCCGGAGGCTCTATCCGGCCAGCGATTTGATGCGGACTCAGCAACGGAAGCTCGCATTCTCGCTAACAATGCAAACGTGCATCTCGCTGACATGAAGGACCTCGTTTATACGATGGCCGCAGAGGAGGCCAAGAAGCGATCATGGTTCCTGCATACTGATCCGTTCATCAATCTGCCGCTGGTGAAGCGTGAGACGGTCCCGGCCCAATACCAGATGACTCCGCAGGGGCCGATAATGGTGCAGCCGGCCCAGCAGGTCGACGCCCAGATTTTCCTGACGCCGGAGGCCCGAAGCGGGGACTTCCTCGATTTCACCTTTGAAGTCTGGCCGGAGTCGATGGGCCGGAAGGACAGCCAGAGTCAATTCATGGAGGCGATGGACTTTGCCGTGAAGATTCTGCCGGCGGCCATGACGGCGGCTCAGACAGCGATGATGCTGGGCTTCCCCTTCTCTGCGAAGGCGTTTTTGATCCGCATGGCCAAGGACCGGGGTATCGATTGGATAGAGGAGGTGTTCTACGATCCCGAGTTCCAGCTTCAGATGGCCATGTACCAACTCCGCAGCCCGCAGCCTGATGAAAGCAAAGGTAGGGCCGTAGGGGCCACTCAGTCCCCGAACGCCCTGGCTCAGTTCATGCAAAACGGCCAGCCGGGGGGTGTGATGGGTTCTGCCCCCGGTCCAATGCAGCAGGAGCGTCAGCAACAGCAGGCTGGTGCAAATGAAGGCCAGCGACTTCTACAAGAATTTGGAATTTGAGGAGACCACAATGCCGATCTACCAGTACCAATGCAACGACTGCGGACACGAGTGTGAGGAGTTCCAGCACATTCGCGATGAGCCCCTGACCCAGTGTCCGATATGCTGTGGTGAGACGTTCCATCGGGTGCCGGCAAGAACACACACCGACATCCGGGAGTTCCGTAAGCCCATCGAGATGTTTTCGATCGCCCTGAACACAGATGAGGAGATCAAGGCGTTTAAACAACAGTGCCCCGATGTGGCCGTTTCGACGGACCCAAATGACGAGTTGTACGGCGTTCCCATCGCGGCCAACCGTAAGCAGAAGCTCTCGGCCCTCGACGCCGTGGGCTTCGAGGAAAAAAACTGAAAGGAGGACTTGACTTCGGCGGATTATGTGGTATACTTACCACGGACAGCTATCACAGCCCCTACCCCGCGATAACGCGGCAGCGGCACGGAGAACACCATGACGACCCGAGCAACGAACGACGAGACTCTCACGAATCAGGACCCGGAGATGACCGAAGAACAGCAGGCGGAGGCACGCTCCCAGTTGGAAGACAGGGTGCGTGGCAGCCTTTCTGAGGTCTTTGGTGACGAAGATGGGCCGGACGACGCCCCGAGCGACGAGGAGAAGCCCGAGGGCGGAGAGGAAAGCCCCGAGGATGGGGAGGAAAGCCCCGAGGACGACGAGGAGGAGAGCCCTGAGAACCAGGATGAGGGCGAGGAGGAGGACCCCGAGGATGGTAGTGACGCCGATGCGGGGGATGAGGATGCTGCCGAGGAAGCTGCGGCCGAGGGTCAAAACGACCCGGACGCCCCAACCCTTCCTGATGCCTACAGGCGGTCCTTGAAGGCTTACGGTTGGAAGGATGAGGAGATCGACCAGAATCTCAAGGCCCTGGGGACGAATTTTGTCTCCACGGCTTCGCGGATTCACGAAAACCGTAACGCCGAGTTGGCGAACTTTGCGGCTGCCGGTCGGCAGGCCCGTGAGCGTCAACAGGTCCCGCTGGACCAGGACGGCCAGCAGGATCAGCAGCAGACTGCTCAGGAGAAGTCCCCGTTGAAGGCCCTCAAGCCGGTGAACGCGGACCAACTGAAGGAGAAGTATGGAGAGGATGAACTGGTTGATGCGATCGTCGGCCCGGTGAACGCCACGGTCGAGGCCATCAATGCCATCATCCCCAGCCTTCAGGCCGGGCAGCAGGCGGCACAACAGGCCGAGGTTGAGCGTGTGAGCCGCCAAGTCGATGAGTTTTTCGGCAACGAGGAACTCAAGTCATACAGCGAACTGTATGGCTCCTCGCAGGAGGGCCTGAACGAGGCTCAACTGGAAACGAGGAACAAAGTGTTGGACACGGCCTATGACCTCATCACAGGGGCGGCCACGCTGCGGAACCAGCAGCTATCGTTGAATGAGGCCCTGGGCCTCGCCCACGAGATCGTGTCCAAGGATTTCAAGGAAACCGCCGTTCGGCAGGAGGTCAAGAAGAAGGCCAAGAAGCGGAACAGAGGGCTGTCCATGAAGCCTACGAAGGGCAGTGGCAGAAACGCTCTCGACCGCAAGGGAGAACCGCGAGACCGCTCCGAGCTTGAGTCTCGGACCCGTTCGCGGCTGAAGTCCGTCTTCGGCTGAACCTGATCGCCGGCCCGGCACCGCTAACCCGCCATTGAAAAGGAGATAGCAATGGGTGTTGACAATGATAAACTTGCTGACCTGATCGCAACGACTCTCAAGGACCTGCCCAAGGGTCAGTTTGAGGTCATGTGGGACTCTCAGAATTATGAGTTCTGCAACATCTACCAGAAGCACCGCCGTCAGATTGACGGGGGTACGTCCATTCAGCGGAACGTGATTCTCGATCGAAACGGTCGGGCCCGCTACCGTCGCCTGTTCGATTCGGACAGCCCGGTCGTGGACAACAACCAGCACCAGATCGATGTTCCGTGGACCCAGATCGGCACCGACTATTCGTGGGACGTTGTGGAGATTCTCCGCAACAAGAACAGCGAAAAAGGCTTCATCAACCTGATGGAGTCGCGTCGGACTGAACGCATGTGGGACCTCGCGGAACTGATCGAGGAGCGTGGCTGGCTGACGCCGACCTCGGCGACGGACAAGCTGTATCCCTACGGTATTCCGTACTACATCAACTTCCTGGACAACGGTTCCACCACCGGTGGTTTTCATGGGAAGACCATTCGCTACCAGGGCGGCACCACCGGCACCATCTGTGCTGGCATCGACGCCTCCACTGAGTCGAAGTGGCGGAACTACGCGGACATCTACAGCCGGGTCGACAACACCCTGCTTCGCAAGCTCCGCCAGGCCGTTCGCCGGACTCGCTTCCGTCCTGCCGCGTTCGTGCCCAAGCCGGGCAATGACGCTGTTGGCAGCCCCATCAAGCTTTACGCGAACGACGATATCGTGACGGAGCTTGAGGACCTCGGGGACAAGCGGGACGACAACAACGGCCCCAAGGACCTCGCCGGCAAAATGCTCCACAACGTGGATGGCACCGTGTATTTCAACAGAATGCCGGTGGTCTACATCCCGCAACTCGACGGCGTGACCGTCCTGGACGGCGGCAGCAACACCTTCAGCCCCGATCCCATCTATTGCGTGGACTGGACCAAGCTCCAGCCCGTCGTGCAGGATGGCTACTGGATGGAGGAAGGCAAGCCGATGGTGGATCGCTCCCAGCACACCACCTTCACCGTCTACCTCGACGGCAGCCACAACAACCTCTGCGTGAACCGCCGGACGGCCGGCTTCGTGCTGCACAAGGCTATTCCCGGCCAGTAAGCCTTGACATCGCCCCCGGGGGTACGTAACGCCCCCGGGGTTCTTTGCGGGAAGTAATCCCGCTGTAACCCTCCGAGTAAAAGGAGATCGATATGAGCATTGTTGGATACGACAACCCGGGTGCCGCTGCACAGCCGAGCCCCTCGATTTGGGGTGACTGCCCCAACACCATCCTCAACGATAAGGGCCTCGGCGTCTTTTTTCACGAGGATTTTCAGACGAACTACAGCATTTCCACGACCACCGATTCCGCCCCTGTCGGGCAGGGCGTTTTGTCTTACAAGGGTGATACTGACACGTCCATCACCTCTGTGGCCGACACGCCCACCGGCATCGTGGACATCGAAACCAACAACACCGCCGCTGATGCCGGTGCTCTGGTGTCGAACGCCTTCGCCAAGATCGTGAAAAACTCCGGCAACAAACTCTGGTTTGAGGCCCGAGTCGCTCCTGGCGATGTGGACGACGATATGGGCACGTTCATCGGCCTGGTGGAAGAAGACGGGGCGGACGAAGACGTGATCGCCGACAACCCCGCTGACAACGACGCGACGGCTGATGTCACCCTGATCGGGTTCTTCCAGTCCAACGACGACCCCGATGCCTATGACATTCTGAACAAGAAGGACACCGGAGATGCGTCGGTGGTGCTCAACGACTCCACCAATGCGACCGGCATCCCCTCAGACGACCGGGCCTCTCTGGTCAACGGTGTGGGTGCTACGGGTGCGGGCTTCCACAAGCTCGGCATCCGGTTCGACGGTCGCACCACGCTCCAGTTCTTCGTGGATGGCTACAAGGTCGCGGAGAAAACCGTGGACAGCACGGTCGACCAGAGCAACCGCCTCGCTGGCATCGTTGCGGTGAAGACCGGCGATTCGGCTGCGGAGAAAATCTTCGTGGACTGGGTGCGAATGGCGTACCAGGAACGCTTCTGATCCCAACGGGGGTGCCCTGGGGCAAGCTGACAAGGCACATTGCACAGGGACTAACACCCCCGCTTTTTTCTACCGTTTGCGGAGCCACCTATGCCATCTGAACCCACGAGTGTTCTGACGTTCCGAGATTTGATTCTTGACGTTGCCCGCAAGCTCGGATACGCCTACTACGGCGAAAACGGCGACGAGGCGATTCAGATTCCGCAGGACGGTCACGATCTGGATGAGTGCAAGCGGATCGTGAACAAGGGCATCCGCATGTTTTTGGCCGACGCCCCACAGCCCAACGGGTGGCGGTGGACTCGGCCAACCGCATCAGTCACCATATGGGGCACTGTTGCGACGGATTCGGACAACCTAGTTGCGTCGGGTGGGTATACCCCCGGCACCAACAAGACTGAACTGAATGCTTCCTCGGATTCGTTCTACGAGTCGATGGAAGAAAAGACGATCACTCTTACAGGTGTCGGCTCCTTCACCATCACGGATTACGTGTCGGCCCAGCAGATCAGGGTATCCGGGGACGCGACCGGGGCTAGCTTTGGGGTTACGTGGAGTATCACGGCCGACGGCAATTACACGTTGCCACGAACGTTCAGCGGGATGTACACAGGGGACATCACGTACACGGCGGACACCAACCAGGGCGTGAGTCTCGATTGGACAGACGAAGCTGTGATTCGCCAGTGGCGTGAGAACGTCACCGACGAGACGGGCGACCCCTTCTGGGCGGCTATTCGCCCAATGACTTCGGGTACGCCCCGTCGCCGCTGGGAACTGATGGTCTATCCGATGCCGGACGAAGTGATGACGGTGGAGTTCCCCTTCCTGTTACACTTCGACAGCCTGGTGGACCTTGATGAAGTTCACCCCGCTCCGTTCTCGCATGATGAAGCTGTCCGGGCGGCATGTCTTGCAGCCGCAGAGCGTGACAGCGAGGACGTACCCGGGCCTGATTACGAGTACTATCGCCGGGTATGTCTACCCAACAGCTACCGCATCGACGCTCAAAGTGCCCCTCGTAAGCTGGGGTACTTCGGCAACCCGAGCCAGGGCGGCGGCTTGTCGGCAATCAAGTTCTTCAACAACCATGTGCGTCAGCGTCCAAACGTGACGTTCAACACCTAATCCCTTCGAGTGCGGCGTCAGGCCGTCGTCTCGACCTAAAGGGTCACCAAGCCTGATAGGAGACAGCTATGAAACTCTCGCTCAACAACTTTCTG